TCCACCTGTATCAGGTAATGGTAATCCTATACCACCATTTGCTTTTAATAATCTTGCTTCAGATTTATTGATGAATGCTAAAGACTCGCCTTCAGGTGCACGTTTGTTTAGAAAATCTGCTGCTTGTTTACTATTAGTGATAGCCATAAAATTTTATATTCCTCTAGGTATATTATATATTAAAATAGCAGGCATTTCTCCTGAAAGTACTGTTTTACAAAGTTTTTTGTCCATAGTCAATCTAGATTATATTAGTATCCGTGCCTAAAGGGAGACCAATCATTTTAACATGTACACTTTTTGAAACATCTTCTGCTTTAGTTTCAGTATGCGGGCTCTGTATATCTTCTAAAGCCTCAGAATCTGACATATATTCTCTACCTGTTTTTACATGTTTAAGGGTTACCTCCACCTGTGGTCTGTATTTAACAACACGTTTTCCGTCTATAATTTCATTCTTTACTTCTTCTTCTTGCGCTATAAATGGCATTATCTATCCTCTCTGTTGATTTCTAATAAACTAATTATTACATCCGGTCCTGTGATATCAGATAAAAATCTAAGTTCATCGCTTTCTTGTAGTATTAATACGTTAGTTACAAACTCTTCGTTTGCGTCTGCAGCTAAAGATGCTTTATCATAAAAATAAGTAGTAGCACTTGTACCATCTTTAATTTTTATTTCTAAAGCAGCAGCACCTGCTCCTTCATTAAATATATGAATAGATTTAATTAAAGCTCTTGAGTTAGTAGGAACTGTATAAGCTACATTTTCTGTAGTTGTTATTAAATCTGTATTTATTTTTTTATATATGTTAGCCATTAAACCAAGTAAACCTTTCTGAGTTTTCTTTTAGTTGTGTTAAATATGTAGAGTTTAGCTGTTCAATAATATTAGTTAATGCTCTATTAATCTGTCGTTGATTATCCTCTGTGTATTGTTTTTTAGGTTCCGGTAATCTTACTACAATCTTTGTCATTATCTTCTACCATCGGGTTGAACATCTGCTCTAAATGTACCGAATCTCCATGAATCACCTGAATTTTTATTTTCTATTTTAATACTAGCATACCTTCCTCTAGCTCTAGTGTCTACCTTTGTTGTAGCAGAAGTAATAACAAAAGGACTTAAATCAGTAGCACTTATTGTAGTTTGTGGGTAATCACTTACTGCCACTGTTACATCTATAGAACCAGAAATTGTTTTAAAATCTGGTAAAAAACGTCTCATGGCTAACATAAATTCTCCTGTTCCTTCTTGTGTGTTTATAGCAAAATTATAGGACTCCAATAAAGAAGTAAGAATTGTTGTAGTTCCATTTGGATTTACTTGATCCGTTCCAGTTTCATGTTCAAAGTAAACTGTTTGTCCTAATCCAGTGCTTCCTTGAATTGCAGGAAAAGTTCCAGTGCTTGTACTATTAAAAGCAGTAGCATAAGGTCTAGGATAAATTAATGAGTCTAGCCATGTAGTTCTTATGGCGTTAGAATTAACCCCAGTATACCAATTACCCATAGGAATATCTCCTCCTTCTCCATAGTTATGGACTACGTATCTATTATTAAAAGTAGATCCCTGTGTTGGATAATACCAAACAACTTCTGTATATAAATTATTAATTCCTGCATATACTTGTTGTCCTTTAGTTGTATCAAAATCATCGTAAACAAAATCTTCAACAGAACAAGACAAAGAATTAGAAGTACCATCAAATGCAAAAAAACCATTATTAGACATCCAATAGGCCACACCATCAATTTCAATTGCTGCATTCTTACCAATCAATCCACAGTTAGTACCAACTTGCTCAAAGCCAAATGTAAAAGGTGCACCAACAAATTTCATTGTATACAATGCATTGTCTGTCCATACTAAAATATTTTCTTTTGCAACAATAGATCCTATAATTTTTGTACCATCTTGAAGTCTTTGAGACCCTGCGGTGTTAGTTGCTTCAATTGTATAACGGTTTATACCTTCTTGGTCTGAGAATCTTATAAACATATTGTCTTGAGTGCTAGTATCACCAATATCTGTTTCTGTTCCAAAATGAATTAAGTGACGTGTCGTTGGTGATATTAAAGTAAGTCTAGAAGCCGTTGGATTACCTACACCCGTTGCTATAGCTGTTTCAAAACCTGAAGTGGTTGTTGATGCATGCGTCGAGAGCCTCGCTGATATACCCGCGTTCCAAGTAAATGTTTTGCCATTAGCAATTGTTGCAACAAGCACTTGACCAAAATTACTTAAAGACCATAGTCCAGGTTCTAGGGTAACAGTAGAAGCTTCAACAGCTTCTCCCCATCCAGAAAAATCTGTTGCATTGGTAACTATAGCGCCATCATTATGAACTTGTCCATTAGATGTTCCTGTTGTTGCTGTACCAAATGCTCCTCTAGTTATGCCTACTAACTCATTAACTGCTATACTAGCGTATGTTATTAATTCATTACCTACAGCTATAGTACCCGAAGCTGGAAATCCTGTTGTTGATGTTAATCTAATTTGTGTAGCTGATCCATTGTTACCCGCTGTGTTTGCTGCTAACGCTCCATCTAAATCATTTAGTAAAGCACTAGATACTGTTCCACCAAAATTTCCTACACCAAAACCATAACCATAAGTTTGATTAGCGGGACCTACAATATCATAAGGATTAACAGTTCCAGAAGCACTTCCAGGAATAACTGCTCCTGCGTTTGTTTCTTGTTGGGTTAGTGTTAAAATAAATGTTGTAGGTGTCGGTACACTTTGTACTTGGTATAAAAAACCATCATACCCGGCAGCTGTTGTACTAGAATTAGTTGCAGCAGTCACACTTGTTAAAGTCAACATATCTCCAACAGATAAACCGTGATTAGTAGTAGTTGTAAATGTTGCGTTTTTGTTTGAGTTATTGGTTACAATAGAGTTAATCGTAAAAGTAGTAAGTGCTCCAGCATTATTACTTTTAAAAGGAGTAATATCATGGAGTTGTCCTTCAAAATATATAAGTAAAAATTTATCTGTCCCTATTGCAACATATCTATTTCCCTGTAAATCTACAAAAGCGTGTTGTTGTCTGGCAACACCACAGATAGTGTCTGTTAAAAGCGACTGCCATCCTCCTACTTTTTCAGGAAGACCGTATCTAAATCTAACATTGTCAGAATTAATCCATCTATTTATTGCACCTACAGGAGTAGTTTGTTTGTCTACACCGGGGTTAAATTGTAATTCAAAAAGAGACATAGCCTAGCCCCTATGTGTTATTCGATTTTTGTATCCACCCTTTATTGGCAGTGTTCGTATATATAAATGTAACGGATTGATTATTGGTAGTTAAGTCTAATGCTGTTGTTGCACCATTATATTTTAAACCATTAAAATTAACAGTACATTTATTAGTTGCAAAACCATTAGTACCAGTTGCATCCATAATTGTAATTTCATCTAAAGAACTTGGTGAAGAAGGAAAAGTTATAGTTACTATATCTGTATTAGTATCAACCATAATTTGATCTCCAGCTACCGCAGTATAAGTAGTTCGTGCACTAGAAACAATTGATACCACTCCTTTTTTTAAAAACCCGCCTAATGTAGTTGCAGGAGTGCTTCCGTTAGAAACTAATAACATATTAGCTCCTTGTGGTATGGGTAGTGCTGTTCCTTGACCTGTAGTTAATACACTAAGAGTAAATAAATTTGTCGCTCTATTTGTTGCGTCTTCTATAATAAAAATTCTAGTAGCATTACCTGCCGACGTTGCAGCTGGCATAGTCAAAGTTGTATTACCTGTTAAAGTTCCTGTAAGTTTTAAATATAAATATTTTCCATCGGCTGTTGCAGAACCATCCGCTAAACTTAAAGTTTGAGCTGTAGATACAATAGCCACTTCTTTAAAAGCAGTAGCTGTTTCTAAAATTTGTAGATTAGTATTAGTAATAGATCCCCATAGACCAGCTTTTTCACCGGTTGCTACTAGTTCTAATGATAAATCTTGTGAATAAGTTGATGCCATATTAATAAGGTTCTATTGGTGTCCAAACCATGTTTGCTCCTGGTATGATTTCATTCCAAGTAATTACTCCCACGTCTTTGTTTGTAAGCGTTAATGGTGATCCAGTTGGATTTACTAACGCAGTTCCAGATACCGTAACAGTTCCACTTCTAAAAGTCAATTGATTTTGAAGACCTGCAGCATTTATTACAGCACTTCCAGAAGCTATCGTTGAGGCGTTAGCTATAGTTAAACCTAATCTATTAGGATCAAGAGTTGCTACTAACGCTGTACCACTAACAGTAAAGGTACCTATTTGAGCTGTTCTTAAATCTAAAGAATCTGGCGCTGCAACAACAGTAACAGCTGTAGTAGAAATACCAGTAACACCTACAGTAAAATTTAATCTATTGTGACTAACAGCAACAGTTGCATTCCCCAGAAATGGAGAACTGGCAAAAGGTTGTGCTGAGAATGCGTCTTGTCCTAATAACATATATAATCCTTATAAAGGAGGCTGTAGGTATGGTGGAGTACAGCCCCCATTATAGGAATTATATCATCGTTTAAACCAAGAAGGAAGACCTAAATGTGGACGCTTGTCAAACATGTTGTCTTTCGCTCCAGGTGTTTTACGGTTATTATAATGAAGAAATGCTTGTACGCATTCGTTACCTTTAAATTTATTTCTCCAATGCTCTAGTTCACAACCAGAATAGACTAACATATCACCTGGTTTTAAATCTACCTTAATTCCTTTTTTATCTACTTCTCCAGATGGCTCTAAATAAATAGGCCAATCATCACCACCAAGATTCATAGTAGTTGATATCTCACAACTAAATCTATCTTTATGTCTTTGAAGTTCATCACCTTTTTTATAAATTCTTGCATAAGTATAAGCTGGATATAATTTAAGTCCTGTTACCTTTTCCATTTCTGGTTGGCATTTAAGCATTAAAGTTTCCATAGCTATGTTAGAATATTGACTGTATGTATTTGGTATCTGTTCATCTTGTCCTTCATAGTGACCTATAATATTTTCAAAAGGTGAGATATATCTTGTAGCTTTACAAGTATCATAAACTTGTTTCTGCATTATAAAATAATTTGCAACAAAGCTAGCTAAATCTTTTGATATAGCTTGACGTATAACCGTGTATTTTTTTTTCTTAAACATCTTTAGCCATTTCTTTTGGCACAGCTTGAATATTCCAATGTATAAATCTAAAAGGTTCTATTCCAAAATCGATTGAAAATTCGTGTTCTAAATATCCTGGAAATATAATTAACGTTCCAGGTGTTGGTTTAAAATGAATTAATTCAGATCCAGCTAGTACACCTTTTTGATCTTTCATTTTTAATTTTGTAGATCTTGCTCCAGTACGTGGCTCATGAAAAACTGGCATTGATGTTTTGTTACTACATTTTAAAAAGTAAAAACCTGATACGTGTTGGTTCCAATGCACGTGTGCTGAATGATGACCACCACCTTTTTTAGCAAACTCTTGTACCCACATCTCACTAAACATAGTAGTGTATTGCTGCATATCATAACCTTGATGATCTAAATATTCCCAAGACTTTTGACCAATATAATCTCTAAAGTCTCTAAAATTATTATCAGCTGTAAGAGGTGTTGAGTGATAACTTCTTCCAAAGTCTCCAAACTTTTTTATATGTGCTTTAGCTTCTGGAAAACTTCTAGCAGCTTTAATATATTTGTTAGATGCTTTTGTTAAAGAT